GATCACTTTGACGCATCAGGTTGTTATCTACCGCTTCAGTCTGAGCCTGGGTCTGCTGGTTAACGTAATTATTACGCTGTTCAACAAATTCAGACGGAGTCTTGCAAAGCAATAGACCGCCAATCTCGATGTTGTCCTTAAAGCGGGACTCGGGATCGACTAGCAGTTGGAATTGGGGTTGCTCCTCGATAGCTACCGGCTCCCAACCTTCACGGAGCTTGGCCGAGAGGTTGCGGGGGTCTGCTTGATTCAAGGTCGAAACACGGATCCAACGGTATGCATAGCCCGGTTGCCGATCAGGCTCCGGAAGTAGCTCGGGGGGCATCCACTGCTTGGGACGCTCTGCCGTTGTCCGCGATTCAAGTTCACGAGTCAGTCTGTTTTCAGCCATTTTGATTCTCCGTCTTCAAATACTCACGCACATATTGCTCAGGTGTAATGTTCAGCTTCTTAATCAAAGTAAGCTGACTCTGCCGCAGTTTGACTTTTTTGGGAGCCGTGCTGCGCGTCGCCGGAGCCACTACAGTTGCGGGTTTTGGCCGGGACTGTTGGCTAGACTGCCCATCCTCCTCATTGGCAAATGCCTTTGGGAAGTGTTCGCGGATCGCTTTGTCCAATTCGCGGTAGTACTCATCAGAACCTACCGGAACACCGTCGTCTCTGAGTTCTTCGTGGACGCCCAGAGCGAACGCCGTCATACGTTTCTTCTGTCCAAACCACGGATTACGCTCTTGCCACGCCTCCGCTTTCGGATCAACTCTGACGGCCGGTTGATACTGTGGTTCTTGTTGTACTTCATATTCTTGCTCTTGTAAAGAGGGAATACGGAAGCTATTTGCTTGCATTAACTTGAGGTTAGCAGTCTGCATAGCCTGCTGTGCCTCGATTACCCTATCACTATCACCAGAGTCGTAGGCTTCCTTATATGCCCGCTTGGCGATTTCAAGCTCTAGATTGGCCGCATTTTGCAGGGAATGGGCATATTCTCGGCCACCAGTATCTACAATATTCCGATACTTTTTATTCTCTTCAATGAGCCTTTGTGCAAGATAAACTGCTTCTTGCTGTTCACGTAGAGCTGCTTCCTTTTCACGGCGCTCATCGTGCCATACCTTGCGCATCTGTTTGAGCTTTTCTTTGACTACATCATCGTAATCATCAAGCTCATCCTTCTCCAGTTCTTCAACTAGAGGCTTAGGCATAGGCTGACGACCTCGGTCTTCTACCGGCGTGTCGTCTTCGACTTCAATCTCAATTTCAATTGAGGACTTTTCGTTTTCCTGCTCATCAGGAAACTTATATTCATCAAGCATCTTGTCTGCTCCTATTTACGTTTAATACCACGAGGGTCAGCAACAACACCTTCAACTGAATCATCATTAATGATCCGAAACTCTCGGCCATGAATAACTAGCCTTGAACCCGCGTGTGGGCGTACCAAAATAAAATCACCCTGCTTACACCACGGACCACTTGGGAACCGCTTCTCGTCCTTGTAACAGTCAGGACCAAGATCAACCACAAACAACACCGTGGTCAGTAGTTCCTCATTGCGAATTGTGATGTCAGCCTTAACAAGCCCGCCCTCTTCAAATTCCTTTTCAATATCAGGAATGGCACAGAGGATGCGGTACCCACTAGGGTGCGGTAGTTGTTTTGCCTTATCTTCATTTGTTGCATTGAAGTTGTAGGCCCCCACAACCTCGGGGTTGCTGGCGTTTGTGGCCAGCAGGATGCCTTCAGTCATCCAAGTTCTCCAAGTTGGTTTTGAGGTCGTCTACCATCCTGCACGCAGCCATCAGACCTCGGATCTGGCCGGTTAAAAACTTGTACTCTTCGTATGACCCGCAGTTACCAACTGCAAGGGCGTTGGAGATACGCTCGATATGGTCTCGAAACGCGTCTTCCAAATACTCAAGATTCTTGTCCATCATTCACCTTTCGTCGGTTTTTGTTTTTGATTGCTCTTGTCGGACAGATGCTTCAGCACGTCCACAGTCAGCTGCGCCATCTCACTGTTCCGATCATTCTGGAACTTAGATACAGTCTTCATAGCGTCAACCTTGGTGCGCTGTTCTTCCGTTTCTGCCTGTTGGCGGATGCGTTCCCGCTCCACTGCAATCTGTTGCATCTTGAGCTGCGCGTCAGTCTGGTCTTTCTGGGCCTTGCGCTGTTGCTCTTGCATCTTGATCTGCAGCTCTTGTTGTTGCATCTGAATGAGCGGGTCTTGAGCTTGCTGTTGAGCTTGTTGGGCTTGTACTTCTTGAGCATTCTTAGCCAACAGGCGCTGCGCTGCCTGTGCAAGCATCGGAGCCAACCGAGCTTCAACCTCGGGGTCCATATACTCTGGATCTCCCATCTCGTCAGTTTGCGGCGGTAGCGGCATCCCAAGTTGCAGCTCGATCTGACGCCGATACTCAAACCCGAGGTGCTCATTGATGTGCGCCATCATGGATGCCTGCAGTTGCTGCGCCATCGGGTTGCCCTGCAGAAGCTGTTGAATCTTCGGATCCTGCATCGCTGACATGTGAACAGTGATGTGCGCTTGGTGGTCTTGGTTGAGAAACGCCTTCACCGGCTTCATCATCAGGATGTTCTGATTCTCAGTGACCGGGTCGACTGGTTTCATGTCGTCTTCCATCGGCACTAACTTCTCAGCGTCCTTGATGCCCATAACCTCCAGCATCTGCCGATTAAGTAGCGGCATGTTGAAGATCTGCGGGTTTGACTGCGCCATCTGGAACACAGCCTGCATCTGCACGATCTTCTGTGCCATAGTCGCGGCGTTGGGGTCCGACACAGGAATAACATCTACATTGTCATAGTCCGAGCGCTTAGCAAACCGGTCACCTATATCCGGCTCATAGTCATATTCTTCCGGGGTATAGGCAGCGATGATCTCTTTCAGCAGGCCCAGCTCCTGCTTCATCGAGTAGTGAATCCGCGCTTGGATGGCAGACATATTCTTCAATGTCCGCTCAAGGATAGCCAGCGTCGTACCCACCGGGGCCTGAGCTGACATATCGCTAATCTCAAGGTCCGTAGAGTTAGCTGCGCGACGGCCCTCTTCAACGATCTTGTCCATCAAGCCAGCCAGTGTCTGGCTTGGTTCCTTATATGGCAGGGGCAGCAGGTTATCCCGCAGTGTGCCGGACGGCACATCTACATCACGCCATTCTCCCGGACTGATCGGAGTGTCGTCGCCCTTGACCCGCATACCACGAGTCTTGAAGCCCCCCGGCAGGTTAGACAACGTGCCCGCATCCACCAGTTGACGAATCAGCGACGTGCCACTCTTGGCAAACGCACCAATAAGATGAATCAAACCAAAGTGATAGAACCCAAACCCCGGCACGTATCCGTAATGCACGAAGTGCTGCCGCTTGGTGTGAGTCTCATCGTCCTCGTTCCAGTTACGGCGAACAGCCAGAACGGTGTTAGTGCCCTTATCAATAGTGACGACATACGGAAGAGCAATCCCAGTTTTCTTGCCATCCTTATCTTCATGCTCAAACCCAGCGAGGTCCACATCCACATGCATTTCAAGGATCTTGTAGCGATCATCAGACGTAGCACGGAAGCCAAGCTTCTCAGCAATCTTCTTCTCAACTTCATCGAGGATGTTGTCCGGTGCACCAAGTTCTACATCACGATAGAACCCCGCAACCTGGAGCTTGCGCAACTCGTTCTCGGTCTTCCGCATCACGTGGGTCACACGCGGAGCAGTCTCTAGGTTAGCTGCACCATACGGCACGACAATATCTTCTGCCGGTACAAAAACCGACACTTGCCGCTCAAACGAGGGGTCGTAGTAGATCTTCTTGAACGCATTGCCAGAAAGACCCAGGCCCCACAGCATGCGCTCGTGCTCAGGCCGGTACTCCCGCATCACGTCTGTAAGCTGATAGTTCATATCTTCTTGAACTCGTGCAGCAGCTTCTTTCTTGGACGGAGTCTCTTTGCCGATGATCTTGGTCTTAACCGGCCCCGATGCAGGGAACGTAGCCATCATCGTTTCAGACTGGAACTTGACCAGCGCCTCAGAAAGCATCGGGTGATATACACCGCAAGCACCTTCCCAGGGCTCTGCGCGCTCTTCAATCTTTAGGCCCAGTAGCTCCAGACCATCTACATATGTTTGCATCCAGTCGCGGCGCGAAGAAACGTCTTCCTCAAAGTCACCGACCAACTCCCCTGCCAATTCCTGCAGGGCATCATCATCTACAAAATCTGCGAGGTTAGCGCTAAAGTTGTCCGGACCCTCTTCTTCTTTTTCGAGACTGATCTCTAGCCCATCCAACCCAATAGTGACTGACTCGGGGTCCTCGACCTCAATCTCAATAGCCGGCATTTGCGAAAGAGCATCTTCGCTTAGCCCCATCGGTGCCTGATTCAACGCTTTATCAATAGCCATAATTAGTCCTTAAAGTCAGCGCACAGCTCGTCAAAAGTTAAATTTCTTGAGCCCCCGAGGAACTCCACACTAAACATGTACCTTGTTCCTTCATGGTTTAAAACCATGTGAGGCGTCTGCGTATCAAACGCGTAATACGTATGCGGCATGTACTTCAACTCATAGAATTGAAACGATACTCCAGGCTTGCTCATAAACAAACATTCACTGCGAGTGTCTTTCAAAAGCATGTTGATAGAGACCTTTCGATCCGTATCTGTATGCCAGTCATAACATGTATTTTTAGGAAGTCTAATAACCCCCGCCTGAAACTCTTGTTTTTTAGCCAGATCAGCCAAGAATGGGTCCATCATCAGCACCCCGGGATGTACTGGCATCACTTCAAAATTGTAGTAAGGAAACCAATCGCGGGCCTGTAGCGCAAGCTCAAGCATCATGTCGCTGATTTGTGAATGGCCAATCTCCTTATACATCTCAGTAATACTCACGCTTTCTTGGGTATATCGGTTCGTCATCCTCGTCGAGGAGGGTCCTTACGTAGCCACCCTTGCGAAACCGCATCATGGCCAATGAAACACTATCTACATAGTCATCGTGCTCCCCAGCAGGGAAGCTAGCAACCTCATCCACTACTTCTTCGGCCCAATTTGTGTTAGGCACCCATACTCTACCAGAGGCAAAGATATCACTCACGGCATTTAATCGGCTGATCTTGTCATTTCCCTTACTAGGAGTGAATTCCTGCACAGGAATACCCATCGCGCGCATCTCGTAGATCAACGGGGACCCACTAGCCTTCTTTTCGATAATGATACTGTCGGGTTGCCACTCTTTATATTCTTCAACTGCCTTACGTTTAAGTTCCGGGAACTCCATACGGTCTCGAAACGCATTTAGCAGGATGATATTGGCCTGACGGATACCCGCACCGTCCTCTTGGTAGAAGACACCCCACGTAGTGCACGCGGAATAGTCGCTTCTGTTGGTCTTTTCGAACGCTGTATCCCACGCCTGTAGCAAAAACTCGCACGGAGGGGGGTTTTCAGGCTCCCAAATCTGCCACCACTCTCGTTTTACGATGGCTGACGTCTCAGATGTGGGGTTTTGCTGGTACTGAGCCATCCATTTTGAGTTTGGAAGCTCTTCTTTCAGCGCTTGCAGCTCTTTTAGGCTCCAAAACTGGGGCCAGAGGGGGTTTCCAGACGGCAAAATGGCAGGAAATTCAATAACTTCCCAATCTTCACCCCCTCTCTGGGCTGCAGCCTTCAAAACTTGGCCAGTCAGGTCTTTTTTTGACCACCTTGTCATCACTATGACGATGGCACCCCCTGGTTGGAGGCGTTGCCGAGGGCCTGATGTGTACCACTCGTAGGTCTTGTCGTAGATCTCGGGGTTCACCTCACTCAATGCAGCCTCTTGTTCCGAGTGAGGGTCGTCAATAATTAGGAGGTCAGCACCTTTGCCAGTAACAGCCCCGCCAACACCGATAGCAAAATAATCACCACCAGCGTTAGTAGACCATCGTCCAGCAGCTTTGGAGTCTGCTTGGAGTTCCACTCCGTCAAATATCGCGTGATACTCTTCTTTGTCCACCAAGTTTCTGACTTTTCGTCCGAATCCGACAGCAAGTTCAGCGGTGTGCGACGTCTGTATGACCTTCTTTCCCGGGAAATTGCCAAGAAACCATGCAGGGAGGAGGTAGGAGGCGAATTCAGATTTCGTGTGTCGCGGTGGCATGTTGATGATGAGGCGCTTGATCTCTCCTCGTGCCACTCTCTCAAACGCTCTAGCCATTTTGGCATGATGTGCTCCGTGAATAAAATTAGGCCAAACCTTCCGCACGAAGGCCATAAACTTTGAACGACACTCTTCTTTTTCTTTAAGAGTATTTCTTTGGGTGAGTTTGCCGAGAATGTCTCGTTTTTCTGCATCTTGGAGTGTAGGCAGAAGTTTTAAGATGGCAGCAAGCTCAACTTCACTGAGCTCTTCAATCTGACTCATCATTCTCTTCTTGCTTACTAGCTAGAAACTCATCCAGCTCTGTGAATTCCTCTTGGGACTCTGGAAGGATAATCTCGGCTTCAATTATCTTTTCCAAACTGACACCGCGTCTCTGCAGTATCTCATTAACTTTCTCTTTGATCTGTCGATCAATATCTGCACTGCTTTTTGCAGTCACAACAACTTCGCTCTTCTCGGAGAACGCGGCCACATCCGATAGCTTACCTAGCAGTTCTAGAGCGCGTAGTTCGTGCCGGGGGTCTCCGCACGTCGATATTTCCAGCAGTTTGTTTGTAATAAATGCACGGGCCTGCTGGGGGCTATCGAATACTTCTTTTGCGTACTCATCTACAAGCGTTTTGATAACGCTATGTGCGGGCACGTTGGGGTTTAAATTTGGGGGTATAGCGTTTTGGAGAGCCGAAAACGTCTCTTGGATGTCAGATTCAAACGCACCCGTAAATTCAGGGGTAATGCCCAACTCAGCGAGGAGGGGATTGGATGTCAGCGGGCCACTTGTAGTGTCCATAGGAAGGAAACGGGACTCCAGTTTGTATGAAGGGGGGTGCGTTCCAAAAACGGACCCTAACACAATGAATTAAAAAGTCAAGGGGGTGGGGGGTAATTTTATTTTTTAGGTCTTCGGCCGCGCAGATTATTGTGTATATAACCGCTAGGTTCCATCGACTGACATTTGGGGGGTCGGGGTGGCGCGGGGTCG